CGCTCCTTGTAGGTGGAGTCGCTACGGTCTTTTGAGTCTGCCATTGAGTTTTCGCCAGGAGGCCGGTCATATTCCCAGCATTCGTATTTGACCTCAACTCGTAGAAGTCAATGTCCAGGTCTGGATTTTGATTCCACTGCCAAGTACAGACATTGGTGACGCTTAAGGATAGGCCGCTCGGTTGCATCGGCTGATAGGTCTTGCCGATTACCGTATGGCTTGCCACCGGCGCACTATTGAAGTCTGCACTACGCTGGGCTGAGTTTACGGCTACCACCTTGATTGCGTAGGCATAACCCCTAGCCAAATTCGTGGCGGTAACCCGGTCATATCCTCTTAGATTCCCTACGGCCTTCCAAACGCCGCTGTCTACAATCGATCCCCAAGCTCCGTCAAGCTCATTCCAAGATACGGCTATTTCCGTCAAGGTCGGGTTGTCAGACATGATATAGACTTCGGCATGGTCGTAGAAGGCATCAGAGTGGCTCCAGGTGATCTCAAGCTCATTAACCTGGACACCGTTGCCTATATCGCGGAATGTTTCTTGAGTGGAGATATTGGTAACATTAGGAACTACGCAGGACAGAGGGTTTTCAATCTGCACATAGTTCACTACCTGCATAGCCGCCCCAACACTATCATTGTAGATCGAATCGTTGTACTGTTCGGCCTTAATGGTATAGACTCCCCTTAACTCACTGATCTCAAGGATTCTTACCGGAAAGTTCTGGAAGAGATACGCATGGACTCCATTGGGGTAAATGCTCTTGGTGAGCGTTACGACATCGCCCGGTTGTAAATGCATCGCCATCGTGGCTGTCTGCCACTGAGCGACAATTGAGCAAAGCCGTATTTTGTCCCTAAAGAGTCGGCCTAACCGCAGAGCCTGTGACTGACATATACAGCCGGTCAGTTGAACATCCTTATTGATGATTTTACCTCGGGTTAACTGGTCAACGAAGTCTTCCACCGTAATTGTAACGCCGGTGAAAAAATTGTCAGGATCGAACCACTTGATGGAGAACTTGTTGGCTGACTGCTCAATGGGGTACTGCGTATAACTCATCGAGTCTTGGATGATATTGTCATCGGTAAAGTTGTAGCTGACTGCTGTAGCCTGTTCGCACCGGAGGCCCACTTGGTTATTGCTGAACACAAGGAAGCCGCCAAAGTTGGCGAATATGTCCTGCAAAACTTCAACATGGCTCTTCTTCTCCGCGATAATCATGTTTAATGAGTACCTCGGGGTTACCTGGAGCGTGTAGGTAACAGGAGTTGTGTTGATGTTAATTTTGGAAATTTGCAGGGCCGTAATCTCATTGTTGATATTCTGTGTCTCTGTCTGGGATAGGTTACTGTGGCCCAAGTAGGTGTTAAGATTAGCGATCTGTTGGTCAATCGCATCTGATGTCGTTAGAGTGGTAGGAATGCGAGTTGTAACCCATTGGTCGCAATAGTCGGCAACCGCCTTAAAGGAATTCTCGTCAAGCATACTCTGCGACACGAAATGACCGGCCCCGAACCGTTTCGACAGGAGGTAATCGCGAGTACACATTGCCGGATTTTCCGAGTAAGCCGTTATCCCTGTCCTGGTGTCAAGTACCTTCCGGCCCCTAATCACTGCGGTAATATTTGGGTTACCGCCCTGTAGCTGGTCGCTCACATTCATAGCGCATCTGATCCAGGCGCAATTCTTATAGCCGCCGGTAGCCGTATAGTTGCTCGGAGTCGCCTGACTTGTTGCGCCGGTTGATGTGGTATAGGAGCAATTGCCAGCGTAGGTACTATTCGTAGCGGCCCATTGCGCCTCTAGTCCCGAGTAGTAAGAATTCAGAGTCGTATATTGAGAATATGGGTTAACCCCGGTGTTTGCGCCAAAGGGAACATCGTCTGCCCTTATATCAAGGAAAGCGTCAATTTCGCCTTCGCAAAACACGATATCTTTTGTGATTGACTTGTGGTCTGAGGCTATGGAGTACCATGCCTGTGTGCCGCCCCATTTCCTAGTGCCGTAGATAATAGGAATACGAGAATCCGCGCTTGTGTTGTTCATCATCTGGTCAAAATTATAAGTCGGCCCTTGAGGACTGGGTGGATGAGTCATCGTCCAGATACTGCCGCCTAATGCCGCCCCATAAAGACCACCCATAAGCCACGCTTGGTTTCCTGCCATTCCAAAAAAGCCAGGATCAAACGCTCCAAAGGCAAACCCGATGAGGGAGAATAAGAGTTTACCGCCGCCGCCTTTACTCACGATATCACCGCCTTAATATTCACGCACAACTGTTTCATAAGGAATTCCAATAAAGCCTGAGTAATTTGTCTGCTGGCCCTTAAGGCCACACCCATTCCAAGACTTGTCGCATCCATTTTGAATCGAGTAGTTTCCGGTAGGAACAACACTGAATGGGAAAAGCAATGTCACCGTGTTGCCGGTGCTACTGAGTACCTGCCTACCTTGGAAGCCGCAGGTAATAATCCCATCAGTCCAGTAATTGTCGGCATAGCTATGCTGAAGCACTATGACCGAGCCGGTTGTACCACTTTGGACGGTTCCGGTCTTCACATCCATAACAGCAAAACAACTCTCCTGGTCGGCAAAATTTGCGTTACAGGAAAGCTGGAAGGTTCTTGCATTGCTCAGATTTGGCACTTGGGCCTTGACGGCAACCTCAAAGGTCGCGTCCTTTTGGGTAAGAACCGGAGCATCCAGGTAGCCCGACAATATTGGCTTAACCAATGTCGGATCGCTCAGTGCGTCTGGGTACAATATTTGGAATATCGAACAGTTACAACCCCGAAAGTCGAACCCCGAGAACAGGGCCGCTGTAAAACTATCGTCAAAGTTCGATACCTTAAGCTTGCAGTCATCTACCTTAGAGTCCGAGCTTGCCTTGTACACATCGCGCTCTAATGGAACTGCGTGGTATAGTTGCCCATTGAAGGTGACATCCTGGTCTGCCGCGCAAAGGTACATTGGGCCATTGGGCAGACTCAAAACATAAAGCTCCACCATAAAGATGGAGCCAGCCTCTTTTGCCGTAGCTAATGCGGCAGGTAAATTAATAGCCATCTATATCACCAACTCGATAGCCATTTTAGCCTCAAACCCCTGGACAATCCCGGCGATATCCCTTTTAAGGTGAAACTTAATTTTGCCTTCAGCGAACCTTACGGTCTGCTGGACTCCATTTTCATCGTTGAAATAAAAAGGAGTGGCATCGCCACTTAGGGAATCATGGAAAGCTTCAAGGACTAACCGATCAGCGTTACTGCCTCGACATGATATTTCCCATGTCATTAGCTTTGAAATAGCGACTCTTTGTTTCTGCTTCTTCTGTGACTCAAAGGTAATCGTGCGGTTCACATACGCATTCGTCTTGTCAACCTCGAACACATAGGGTAATGGAAATGTAGTCATCAGCAATCACTACTCCTTTCTTTTGAATCCAGCCTTAAACACCGGCTTCCACATGCTCTCTCGCAAAATAAAACTCCGGTCAGGCATCATCGATCCGTCCCAGAGCTTCACGCCGGGAGGAAATGTGGAGAGAACCTTGCCATACTCCAGATAGATGCCGCAGTGGCCCTCGCCGTTAATCATCATGTAAACGACATCTCCAAACTGGAGGTCTTCTGCATCCCTCGTCTTGTCGAAATTTTTAACAAGGAATTTCTGCATTCCCAATTTATCTACAAGATACCAATCTCGGGCCGTGGGTTTCGGATATGTGTTAGGCTTCCATCCATGCTCTTGATAGAAAAGCTGTACAAGGCCGGTACAATCTGCCGCCTCGAAGCTATCCTCATTGAACACCCAAGGTATCCCAATATAACGGTTCGTGTTTTCCATATGCTACCTCCAGAAAAGAATAAAGGGAGCCGTTAGGCTCCCATTTTATCTATAACCACTCGATTTTTGCTTGCCGAGGATGTTACTCAGTGCGGAAGGATTGTCGTGCAGTATTTTTAGGACTTGTTCGGATGAAACTTGTGTGATAACAGGCATGAGAGTTGTGCTACCGCCCTCTTTGGCGATCTGGAGTATCATCGCATTCTGGTCAACCAGCAGAGTGTTGGTTTGCTGGAGGGCATCGATATGCTCCCGAGTCTGCTTAAACTGCTGGGCTGTTGCGCTCGATTCATTCGCGTTAGCGACAACATTAGGGTTCGAGAGCGAAGGAGCCATCTCTTTCCCCATCCCGAGCATCTTACCGGCCTGGAGCCATAAAGACTTGCTATTGCCTTTATTTTTCTCAAGAGGGATTACTGCTTCCTTACCGTCCTCACCGGCGATTGTAGGCCCATCGGTAATATCGCCTTTAGCGGCTTGTGGTAAGGCCTTCGCCGCACCACCACCACCACCCATACCGAACATCCCAAAGATTTGCGAGAGCAGACCGGGCGAAGCATTGTTCACCTTCATCATGGCCTTGATGGCATCCGTAGCGAAGTCCTGCCATACCTTCTTCCAGATATCGCTGAACTTGGCCCCATGAACTCCCATCTGGATCATCATGTCGGCTATCCCATTTTTAATGGGTTCTAGTTTTTCCTTGAGGGCCACCAAGTCTTTGTCAGCCTTAACAGTCTCTTCCTCAAGAATTTTTATCTTCTTCGTAGCCTCATCGATAGCACCTTGCTTCCCTGTGCCTTGAGCTTTCGTTAAGTCATCTTGAGCTTGTTTCATTTGTTCGGTAAGTGCATCTTTTCTTTTCTGGGCATAAAAGAGATCAATGGAATCCGATTGGGTTTTATAGAACGGTGACGATCTATTAAGCTGACCTTTATCCTGCTCTGCCCACAAGTGGGTATCGCTCATATAATCCTTCCACCGGCTATCCGTATTTTGGTTGCCCTTGTCTGACTTATCGAGTTGGCCCTGGATACCTGTGCGATTTTTTGCCAAGTCAGCCATATGCTTGTCGGTTTCGATAAGAATGTTGTCAAGCTCATGGATGGTTTTGATGCTCTGTTGATATTCAGCATTGGACTCTCTTGCGGCTCGTTGTTGATCCTTGTCCATGCTTTTCCAATTCTCATAAGCATCACTAATCGTTGCATCCAGTGCGTCCCTCTTGGCAATCTCATCGGTTAACTGCTTATTGAGTAATTCCCGAGTATCGACAATGGACATCTCTTCGTTGCTCAGTTCGACGGCTCGATTTTTCATTACTCCATAACGCTCAATAATTGTGTCTACAGTTTTGCCATATATAGATTCCTTAGTGTTAATCTTCTCTAAGGCCTCTGCGTAACTGTCGGCGGCAACCTTTTGACTGCTATAGAGAGCCTTGAGCTTTTCTCCGTTCTGGAATCGCTGTTCGCTTTCTGCTAGGGTGACCGGGTTCATTGAGCCAGGAGCGGAGCCAGTATTTTTGACCTTACCGGCCTTATCGGTTACCGTGCCGCCGCCGTCATTGGCGACATTGCCGAAGGAGGTAATCATAGGGGTCGCATCGTGAAGTAACTCGTCCGCTCTTTTCAGAGCTTGGGGTACACCGACATATTCAAGATACTTCTTATTCCGAGCTTCCCGAATCCTTGTCGCTTCATCTCGTTCCTGTCCCGCAAGCCCCTTGGCGGCAGTGGCGGCAACATCGTCATTCCCTGGAGCTAATCCCATCAACCCTGCCATTTTCTTAGGGTCTTGAGCTTGCTCATCGTAAAACTTAGCGGTTTCTTCATGCCGAGCGGCAAGGACATCCATGAAGTTCAAGTAGGCTCTTTGAAGGAAATTGAGTGCCTTCATCTCATCATCCATCTTCTCGATGCGATCATTTGCCCACTTTATCATGTCCTTCGCGGCATTATACTGATTGATGCCCATTTGCTGAAGGTCTTTAGCCATCTGTTCGCCCTGAGTCTTATGAGCTTCCTTTACGGTATTGATGGTGTTCTGATTGATCTTGCCATTCTCGCCCACCAATTCCATGTTCTTCGTGTCTGCCGCTCCGTTTGTCTCGATTGCCTTCGTGAGGGCTTCGATGGTGGACTTTTTATTCCCCTCAATCTTAGTCCACTGAGCGGAACCTTGCTCGTATTTACTCTGTTCGTCCGTAAGCTTATCATAGGCCGTAGCCATTGAGTCGATGAAGCCTACCGCCTGTTTGCCTACCTCGACCCTTCTACGAGTGCCTTCGATCTCCGCTTCGGCCTGGAGCTTGCGTTTATCTTCCACGGTAGCTAATGCACCATTGGCACGAACCAATTCCCAAATTATAGTTCCTACGGTGAGAGCAATAGGAACCCAGTTCCCGGTCGCTAAGTTTAGAGCGGTCTGTGCCGCCGTAAGCTCAGTCGTAGCCGCTGTCCTAGCCGCCGCCGCATAGGTTCCACGCCATATAGAGGTGTTCCAAAACTCTGAAGCTACTCCAGCCGCACCCATCGTGGTGACCATAGTTTGCATAATTCGGAGCAGGGCGAAGATCGCAATGCCCCATTCGGCTGTGGTCGCAATGGTCTTCCAGGTGTCAGCGTTTATGCTCCCAAGACCTCTCAAGAACTCAGTGATACCTGCGATTTGTTCCTTAATGAATTGTGAAAGGCCGCTATTCCCAAGGCCCACAACAAGGCTTTCCATCTCAGCTTTCATTTGCGCTAATTTCCGAGTGATAGTATCAAGCTGAGTTTCGACCTGTCCGTTTGTAAAGCCAGCCGAGTCAATAGCCTCTTGCCACACCCGAATGATTTCCTTGTAGTCGCCCAGGATCGCCGCCGTTTTGGAATATTGGAATTTGCCGCCCGATATGGCCTTATCCATTTCCTCCATGTTCATTGTGGTGGTCTGGGTAGCAATCGCTAAGTCCAAGATGACATCTTGAACATTTCTGAACTCTTTTGTGCCGTCCTGGTTGAACTTGTAGACGGCTATGCCCATACTCTCGATTTCCTTTATGGCTTTATCCGTATGGATTGACGAGAACATGGACTTTAAGGTTTGACCGATCTCCGAGCCGGATCGGGCCGTGTTACGAACACCTGTCGCCACAAGGGCGTTAAGAAACTCGAAGGAAGCTCCGGTCATATGCGCTACAGCACCAGTGCGTTCAACCGCCTGTGCTAAGTCCTTGGCTGAAACTTGAGCGTTATGAGCGACCTTAGTCCAGACATCCAGTACTCTTTGGGAATAATCCATCGCCTGAGTGGCGTTTTCTGCTCTCATCCCGAACTGGGCCATCGCCGCCTCAAGGCCGAGTGTGGCTTCCTTAAGGTCGAAATTGTCGGCTATTGCCAGCTTGGCACTTTGAGATGTCAGGATGTTCACTACTTCGAGGTCTTTATAGGCTCGGCCCCAAAGTTTTCCGGCATCGATAATTTTGGTAACCTCTTCGCCGTACATTGAGGCTATACCGATGAACTTCATGGTTTCTTCATTGAGTGCGGCTTGGCTGTCGTGCAGAGTTTTATTAACCTGCGCCATGCCAGCCATTCCTGTTTCGATCTTTGCCAGCGACTCAATAAACAGGGCCGGGGCCGCTACGATACCGCCGAGCATTAAGCCGGTAGCCATCCATGCCATATGACTTTTGGCCTTCATTGCGAAATATTCAAAGAGGCCAGCGGCCTTGGTGGAGCTTTCTCCTACCTTTGTGGTTGCCGTGTTAAGTTTTCCCATTTCATCGCGAAGGGCGGCTACTTTCACATTGACATGCTCAAAGTTTCTAACCTGCTGGGTAAGCTGGCCCATCGCTGAAGCCGCATCTTTAGCGGCAGGGACTAATTCTTTCGTAATATCCTTCATGTTGGAGAGGGCTTTGTTGATTTCGCCCATCGGTAACTTGGATATTTTCTCAAGGACAGTATATAAGCTTTCCGCGCCCTTAAGTGCATCTGCGGCCTTCAATATCAACTCTACTTGTACTTGCCGATCTAAACCCATACGATCACCCTCTCCACATTTTTATATAAAGTGTGAACACTCGTTTTCAAAGTAAAAAGGGAGCCTATAGCTCCCCATTGTTTTGCTTCAAGAAATTGATAAAGTCTGCCGCAGAACCTTCTTCGCCATCTTCATCGCCTTCTTTTTGGGCCTTATTGTTCTTGCTGATGCCCTCCATGATCTGCTCAAGCTGGGGCAGGGACATATCCATGATGTCTTTCATCGATAGCGAGGTATGCTGGAGGAGACTTGCGTAAAGGGTGTCCCAAGGAATTTCGCCTTCTACTCCGCTATCGTCATCATCTTTTTTTTTAAACCACTCAAGGCGTAAAACACCTCAAGGATTTGCGGCACAAGGCCAAGGTCAAGGAAGTCTTCAAGCTTCTCCTGGGTGTACTTATTGTCGAAGGCCATAAGCAGAATGTCCATCATGGCGTTGTAGGCCGTAGGATCGAACTCGGGATCGCCGTCAGCGTCCCTTTCGACTTCGCCCTCTTCGTTAAATTTAGGAATCATAATATTGAGAATAATAGATGAGTCATTGAATTTTGGGGTCAATCTCTGAATTTCTTCCTTCCAGGCCAATTTAGCCGGGAAAACTTTATGTTCTTTGCCGTATCTGTCAACGACAATTGCCATTGATGTAAATTTGTCTGCCATATTACCCTCCAGAAAAAAATATTGGGAGGCCCGAAGACCTCCCATTAGCGACTACTAGTTGACTTTCTTCATTACGAAGCTGGCGAATTTCTTGTCGGAACGCTGGGGATCGAGAGACTCGAAGGTCATCTTCGGGGCATAGGCGGCGGCTCGTTTCATGTCCACATTGATCTTTCCGTCAGACCGGGCGCGATAAATGCGGCTGTAGAGAACATACTGACCACCGATGCCATCATCGATAATGTTGGACTTGTGGCGAAGCTCAACGAAGCCAGGAACCGAAGTGGTCAGTACATCTACGCTGTTGGAAGTTGCGTCAGAGTAGCAGTAGTTGACCTCAATAGCCTTACCGTTTTGGGCGGTATTGAAGGTCATTGCGCCAGTAGCTAGGACAGCGTACTGTCCAGCGGCAGGAACGCCGGTTACTTTCGTCAGAACGGAGCCGGTAACCGGAGTCGTATCCACTGCGGAAACGGAAGTGATGTCTACGCCGGTGGTGATCGTCAACTGGGCCGAGCCGGTAGCCGGGGTAACGATTTCGTCAGTAAAGACAGATGCACCGCCGCCAGCCGTAACAGCTACACCTTGGGAGATAGCCAGCATGTCCAGGCCGAAAGTTGCCGAGGTGAAGGTGAACTGGGCAGTTTTCTCTTTGACGAACTGCATGATGGGCAGGAGGCCATCGCCACCGAAGACATTGTCAACAGTCGTGTTGATCGAAATGCTCATATCCTCCATCTCCATAAACGGCGAGAAGGAACCATCGGAGTTAATCAGATAGCCGGAACCGACACCATGAACTACATAGCGTTGAATTGCCACTTTACATCATCCTTTCAATTTGTGTTTTGGACAAAAAAATTAGCCCCTGACGAGGGGCATGTATTTTTGGCGGTAGAGATACACGCCAGTAATACCGCTTGGGAGTTGGCCTTCCGAGGACATTAGGATTTCCTCATTGGAATTGCCTTCAATGATCTCGTTGACCCTTTCAGATAGCGCAATAGCGTCATTCCGAAAAGCGCAGAAGAAATCAACGAAGAGTGAATTGCGATTGACTTTATAGTTTCCTGTTCGCCCACCACTCGGAAGGAAGTAGAAATTAATAAAGTCGAGGCAACCCTCAACTTCATCCATTCCGCACACCTCGCGGCGAAATTTATTGTTCAATGCTTCGGGTGTCGCCGGGTTACCTAGCAAAGCTAAAAGCTGTGCATCATTGGCGAACCACTCGAAGATTTGGTCTTGAAGCTCAAATGCCCTAATCGCCATATATGTCACCCCTTAGAGCTTGATTTTGCTAGGCATATTGGCAAAGAAGTCGTACATAGCAACCTCGTCAGCAATCGCGCCGAGGATTACTATAAGCATCCCACTTTCGCCGTCTGGCCCGAAGATGATATTACGGATAATATGAAGAGGCTCAAGTGGCTGAAACAT